ATAGGGATTCCGTTGGCTGGTGCTTGCACGCCAATAGCCATCAATCCTTCTGTGAACTTGCCATCTACCATACCATTATCGCACCAAGCGATAGTAAGTGTTCCCTTACCCTTAGGTGCTGGTGCTGGCTTGCCTATTACTGGTTTGTTATACTTAGACATTTTATCCCCTATTGTCTACCATTTGCCCAACGGGCAAGTTGCTGGTTGTAACTTAGTTTTCATATACATAAAGCATCCACATTTTTTACAAGTAGAAGTTAATTCTACCAATTCTGGGCAAGATTTGCAAGTATTAAACCTGCGTTCTGCCTCTTCTGGCGTTGCTCTGGGAGTTCCATTAAACATATCCCAAGGCTTTACATCATCACTCATTGTGTCCCTTTCAGGTAACTATCTTAACAAGGAACGTCGCCTGGATAACCACTTGTCGAGCAGTATACCACACAGGCAGAACTATCGTCGCTTGACGATGTGTATCTTCCACCATTGTATGTAGTGCAATAGTAAGTTACTCCACAGGATTGATACTCAGTAGTTGTCTCAGTAATAGTCTCAGTTATGCTCTCTGTATAAGTTGAGCAGTCAGATGCTGTACAGGTTCTTGTACCAGTACGAGTACCAGTGCGAGTTCCTGTACGAGATTGAGTTCCACCTGAACAGGCTGAGTAAGCACTATAACTCCACGCGCTGTATGAATAAGCACCATATGAGTATGCCCCACAAGATGGGGTACAGGTAGTTGGAGTTGGTGGAGGAGTAGGTGGTGGCGTGACAGGAGGTGGTGCTGGTGTCACCGTTGTGTACCCTGCAGCAATTACGCCATATAGGAAGTGTGACATTAGGCTGACAAGTCTCCTGTAGCAATGAATGTATTGCTGGCTGTGCATAGCAAGGCAGCAACTGAATACTGTGCTCGTAGAACTAATCCTGGTGTTCCAGTGATAGTTGTTCCGCTTGGTGTAATTGTACAAGCACCTGAACCTAGACGAGTAACATAGATTACATCTCCTGCAGAGAACACTCCAGAAGGAACCGTAAGATTTGCAGTAGATGATGAGTTAATAATAACCATCTTAGACTTGTCAGTTCCAGTCAAGGTATATGCTGCAGTCTGAGGATTAGTAGCAATGCTTACTGTTGGTGTAGTCAGAGTTTTATTTGTTAAAGTCTCCGTACCTGCTAAAGTTGCAAAATCATTATCAGATAGTGCTGTATTAAACTGTGCTGTAGTACCAGTCAATGTATTAGAAGTTAAGTTAACGGTCTTACCAGTTAAGGTTTCAGTTCCAGCCAAAGTAGCAAAGTCGCCATCTGTTAATGCAGTATTAAACTGAGCAGTAGTACCTGTGACCGTGTTAGAACCAATAGCAATAGTCTTATTGGTTAGGGTGGTAGTAGATGCACCAGTAATGGTGCCATCTGCTGCAGTGTTAAAGTAATCTAAATCATTAGATGTAAGTACGTGTTTGACTGTTGCACCGCCTGAGTGGGCAATAGCAGATGTTCCAGCACGACCACGAACGATTGTTAACGTATCCGAGGATACTGCAGTGACAAAGACAATTTCTTCAATGGCTGTGTCTGGGTCAAGTGCAATTGTAAACTGGTCAACGTTGCCACCTGCTAGGGTAACTCCACCCATAAGAGTAGAACCTGTTCCAGCGGCAACAGTAATGCTAGTAGCAGAGGTTGATAAACCTGCTGCAAGAGTAGTTTCAATAGAAGTCGAACTAAATTTTCTAGTCATTTATTTTCCTTAGCGGTTGTAACGAATTTTGGTTGGGAACTTGCCTTGCAACTTGCCAGCCTCTTCATTAAGACGCTGTTGGTATAGAGCAAAAATGTAACGAGACGCAGATGTACCAGCAGTAGAAGGTAGTTTAGAATCTGCTGTGTCTGACTCTGCTGAGGCTAAGTTAATACGTCCTGGGTCAATGTATGAAAGCAAACGATAGGCTGCGCCAAGGGCTACAACATCTCTACAAGATTCAGTTAAACCAGTAACTGTTGAGAAGTCATCAGAGTTGTTAACAAGTAATGATGGTTCCTTGGTGTAGTACACCTGAACTGTACGACCTGGCGTGATGCCATCATAGACAGTAATAGTATTGCCTGATGTAAATGCACCAGTGTTTGCCATTGGGTCTGGACGCCAACGCTTTACTGGGTACCATTCCTTAGATGAGCCAACTGACTGCCAAGTGACAGAGATTACATCTTGTACCTCTGCAGGTAGTGGATAAGTATTGACTACGCCATTGTATGTGAATGATGTAGATGCAGTACCCCACAACTTAGGAAACAATGAACCGATTGTATCGTTGATTGCCTTCTTGATTGAAGCACGTGGGAATGTTGGAGATAGGATTACAGGTGCATACTGTGCGTGAGATGCAGCAGTAGTTGCCTGGAAGCCACGACCAAAGCCAGCAGGGATTACATTGAGTGTGTTAGTTGTCTTATCAAATGAATCTACATAGATAAGTTCATCATCAATCTCAACGATACCTTTGGATAGGTTATCCTGTGAGCCTACCTTGATAGCGATATCTGTTGATGAGATACCGCTAGGGTTTGCAACATAGGTAATACGGTCTTGGTTAAGGGTGTAACCTTGCAGGTTTGCCTTAACTTCATCAACTAGATTCGATAGTGTAGCCACTAGATAACCTCTTCTTCATCTGGAGTAACGATTCCTGCTCTGTCAATAGTTCCATTAGGAAAGGCTGAGTCGTCCCACTCTGCAGTCAAAGGATTATTATCTAACTCAATAGGTTCACCTAGCATTACGCCATTGACTACTAAGCCCTTTTGAACCCAAGTAACTACATCGTTACCCTCTTCATCCTTAGTGATTTCAGGGTCTGTCGCTCTTAATGTACCCATAATTAGTCTCGATTCTGGAAGTAGTTAGTGATGTCTGCAAGGTTCTTAGGAGTCAACACAGTACGGAATACTGCTGCACCGATAAACTCCATATCGTTGTAATTGCTGCCAGTATTGCCAAGTCCAATTCTTAAAGGACCAACATTTGACAAACTTCCAGTTGTGGTATCTGTAGTGGCGGTTCCAGTGGCAACTGTATTGTTAAACAAAGCAATAGTATCTGTTGCTACATTTCTGTTAGATATAATTGTTGTTAAATTTCCTAGCGTGTAAGCGCCAGCAGTTGCACCAGTGCTTGGTGCATTGGTTCCATCGGTGACATCAAATGTAGCACGACCAGCAAGAGTTGAATTGTTAAATATGTAATATCCAGGACCACTAACATTAAGTGAATCTCTCTTGCTTAAGAATCTTGCTGAAGACGGTGATGTTGCCCAAGTTCTAACAACTGCTAAAACGCTAAACGAATCAGTAGCACCAAAGTTTAAGAAGTCTGTAGTGCTATTGCTAAAGGTGTTAGTTGCTCCTGGGTAGAGGTAACCAGCATCAATAACACCAGCACTGCGGTATGTGCTACCAGAACGGTTGATTGTTACAGTGGCACCATTAGTTGAGGATTCAGTAAATGATGCTTGAGTAAGGCTGGTAATGCTGTTCTCGAAGTTAGCATCGAAGGCAACAGTGCCATTGATACCGTTGAGTACCTGTGCGCGGAAGAACTTGCCACGGGCGGGTAATGATGTTCCAGCGAGTCTTGTTCCGATTTCTAAAACGCCAGTTCCTGAAAATATGGAAGTCACACCAGCGGTGACAACCGTTGTACCTAACTGTGTCCAAGTTAAACCGTCTGTTGATGTAAAGAAAGTTGTAGTGTTACCTGACGCTCCGTTGTCTACATCCAAGGTTGCGCGAACCCAAAGAGTCGCACCATCGGCAACTGTAGGTGCAACTGATGATGATGCCGTATTTGCAGTTGAACCGTCTGTAGTCCAACGCAAAGATAAAATGCCTGTAGTTGCACCAACTGCAAGATAATATGATTGATTTGAAGTGCTCCATTTACCAATCAATAAGTTATCAGTACTTGGTGTCCAGTCATCAAGGGCTACCTTGCAACGCAAATCAATGTCACCTGTAACATCCAACGCAGAAGCATCAGGTGCGCTTGCATAGTTAGATGCAATACCAGGCAGATACAGATAGTTGCCAGTAGATACGAATGTACCAACGCCAGACTTGTTGATAGTAACTGTGTAGGCATTGCTTGAACGGTCTACAAATGTAGTCTGAGATGGCAGTGTAATGACTGAGGCATCAGCATCTAGGACTATTGTGCCATCAATACCGTTACGGATTTGACCACGGAAGATTTTGCCTGTTGCTCTATCTGTTAGACCACCGTTACAAGAACCAAGTTCTACAGCAGCAGTTCCAGAGTAGATGGTAAATACACCAGAGTTGACTACATCTGCACCGAGTTGAGTCCAAGTTACGCCGTCATCTGAGGTAAAGAACTTTGTTGTGTTTCCACCAGCACCATTGTCTGAATCAAATGTGGCACGAATCCACTTGGTTGTGCCAGCAGCAAATGATGTAATTGTTGTTGATGAAATAACTGTAGTTGCAGTTCCATCTGCAGATACTTCAAGGAAGATTCCACCAGTACCAGAAACTACCATTCGGTAAGAACGCTGGTTTCCAATAGATGTTCTCTTAGAAACTATTGTCTGTGAACCGCCACTGCTCCAGTTGTCTAATGATATTCTTGCACGTAAATCTAAGTCACCAGTCACATCCAGCGGTGGATTATCTGGAATAGACATATAGTTGCTAGTAGCACCAGAGAGATAGACATAGTTCTCGGCTGCAGTTGAATGAGCCATATAGCGGTTGTTGACTTCCATATAGTCATCAGTACCAAAGAGCCAAGTAGGTTGAGTTACAGCAACAGTCTTGCGTCCAGAGGTGGAACGGTTGATGGTAACTGTTTGACCAGTAACTGCGGTGAAGGATGTAGCAGCACCAGTAGTAATAACTGAGGTGTCTACATCGAGGACCTTAGTACCGCCAATGCCGTTAAGGATTTGGGCGCGGTAGATTTTACCTGCAACCGTGTTTGAGCCAACAAAATGTGCACCAATTTCAACTACTGCTGTTCCTGAATAAATACTTGTTACACCAGCAGTAACAATAGTTGTGCCTAGTTGAGTCCAAGTAGTACCGTTGTTAGATGTAAAGAAAGTAACTGTATTACCACTGGCTCCATTGTCCACATCCATAGTGGCACGAACCCACAAGACTGCTCCATCTGCAACGGTAGGTGCGACTGATGATGTAGATGTTAAGAGAGTTGTTCCATCTGTGCTCCACCTAAAAGATATTGTGCCACTTGTGTTAAGAATGATTTGATAAGAGAACTGGCTAGTATTAAGTTTGCTCAATAAAGTCTGAGAAGCACTTGGAGTCCAATCATCTAGTGCTACTTGAACACGAAGGTCAATATCACCTGTGATGTCCAACGGAGCAGCATCAGGTGTTGAAAGATAGTTGTTTGCAACACCAGTGGTATACACATAATTAGTGCCAGTATGGTCTAGGAACTTAGCATCGTTAGAGTCTGCAGAGGTGCTAGAGCCAACAGTAGTTGGTAGTAGTGAGCCAGCAGTGCCAAGGTTAGTAATGGTCTGCCCAGATGCAGAGGCATCTATTGCATCAATGTAGTAGGAAGCAGAGCGTGCAGTAGTTCCTTTAAGTAGTACCTCTGCTGGGTGATTGATGGTGCGTAGTGCATCAACATCAGATAATCCAGTAGTTCCTGCTAGTTCATTACAAACTTTAGTAAGTCCCTTGTAATTATTATCTGTACGGTTAGGGTCAACAATGTAATTTAGAGCACCCAATAACCCTTGACCTGTGGTACCTGCCCAAACGTTGGCAGCACCTTGCTCTTCTAGGAAGTCATCTCTATCTGGGTATACGCCATAGTTTGCGATACGGTTGAGTTCTGCACATAATGGACTACCAGTATTACCAGCCATTGTTTTGCCTTCCTTGTTGTACGATTAAATTACTTACCATTTAACTTTGTCAGCCCAGTAGGCTGCGCTCATTTTACCTTTTTGGATATTGGCTTTGTGACGAGCCTTAAAAGATTTCTGTCTTGCAGTTGGCTTCTTATCGCCAGTGACACCCTGTTGACCAAAACGAATAGTCTTGACCTTGCTACCTTCTTTTGCTACAACAACGTGTGACTTAGTTGGGTGACTAGGTGTACGCTTTGGCTTGTTAAAACCTGCGACACCAGCCCGTTTTAATCTTGAGTCTTTCATCTGTACTTAGCCGTTTTCTTTGCAATAGATTTAGGTTGTTTAACAAACTGCTTACCTTTAGAGTTACCCTGAGCCTTGGCTTTATTGGTAGCAGTCTTTTCTGCTGGGCTTAACGCAGCCCATGCAGCAGATGGTAAATATCTTTTCTTGCCCTTAGAGGGCTTACCATCAGAGGTCTTCCACTTTTGTGCGGTCCACTTCTTAAGTGACTGCTGTGATTTAGCCAGTGCCATTACTTGTAACCTCCGCCTGCCTTTTTGTACTGAACTGCAAGCAACTGTGCTTTACGTGCAGACCATTCACCAGGGTCTCCACCTTTGGAACCAGCCTTAATCTTCTTGAAGAGTGAGGCACGCATACCAGGTTTAGTATAGTTCCCAGCAGCGTTTACTTTAGACTTTGCTGCTTTCTTTTTCATTTTATCGCTTAGTCTTTTTCATATCTGCAATTACTTTTTTAAGCATTGCATCATATTGCTGCGGAGTCATTACGACTGGTCCCATTGTTTTCTTTGGCTTTGGTGGGGTAATCTTACCAGTCTTGCTATTCTTGCTTCCTCCACCTGGAAGTGAGATTTCAAATCCTGGCATAATTACATACCCTTCTTACGGACCATAGTCTTTTTCTTTACGGTCTTCTTTACCATCTTCTTGCCAGACTTCTTTGCTTCTGCTTTAGCCATTGCCATACCCTTAGCGGTATATGGAAATTCTTTTCCGTTTACTTTTGGCATTATTTTACCTTCTTCTTGACTACGCCTGAAACTTTCTTCAGACGTGGGTTAGCCTTGACAGCCTTCTTAGATGCTTTACGAGCCCCTGCTGCAACGATTGCTGAAGCACGCTCCATAGAGATGCCCTGCTTCTTTGCAATGCCTGATGCAACCTTCTTAAATCCTGGATGTTTTGCTTTCATTATTTCATCTTCTTCTTAGCAGACTTCTTTGCAGTCTTCTTCATAGCCTTCTTGCCATATTCTTTCATCTTCATAGCCATTGGCTCAGACTTCTCGTGCTTCTTCATTGCTGCCATTGACTTGTACTTCTCGCCTTTTGCTGACATTAGATTGTTCCCACTTCTCTTAGTACCTCGGTTGTATTTTTATTGATGTGCTGTGCAGGAGGCATCTTCTCAGCGTTGTAAGGTTGATTCAGAACCTCGCTAGCATTGTATGCTGCCTCTACGTGTTGCCTTGTTGTACCACCTGGTTGCATACCTTGGGCACGTGCATCCCTATATGCTTGGAGTTCACCAGTCCACTTCTTGTCGGATATATCTCTGGTCGCATCTCCTGCGTTTAGTTGCAAAGACCTAGCCTTACAACCAAAACAATCTGGTCCACATTTAGTATGGTCAACGAATACTTCGCTAGTTGGGAATGGTTCCTCTGAGGTAGCATCACATTCCGTACAACCATACAACTCGCAATAGGGAACCATATCCCCATCTTCTAACTTATACCCCCACTTAAGAACTTTACTAATATGTTCGTGTTCCATTATGTCCCCTACTGTGCTGTGAAGTTGGCTTCTGTTACATCTATATCTGCAGCAATTAGTGCTGCCTTTGTTGCTTCACTTACTGTGTGGTTGTATCCACCACGATAAACTTCTTGATAGGTAGCCAAGTCACCATCTACTAGGTAACGTGCTTGATAGTAGACACCATCTTGACGTACGATAGTAATACCCCTATCAATCTTGTAGAAAGAAAATAGGCGATGAGCACCAGAAGGTCCTTCTGCAACCACTGGTGTTCTGAATGTATATGTTGTCATTATTCTCCCTAGTTAACTTACTGATAGACAGGGGATTGCTCCCCTGCCCACCCGTCAATCAACTCTTATAGAGCACCGATTGATGAACCTGATTCGATTCGGTATAGTGCTTCTTCGCGGTAGCGAGCAAAGCCAAGTACGCCGTACCAACCCATTGGGCGGAAGCGCATCAACTTGTCAACTACTGGTCCGATTACTACGTGTGGCTCTTCGGCAACTGCCTCAGCCATTGCTTGCTGTCCAGCAAGGATAGTGTCGTAGACACGTGTTACTGGAGTTACTGTAACTGTTGTTGTTGCAGTTACTGCAGCAGTGTTTGCTGTGTCAACTGTGAATGTTGTCGTTGAACCTGATGTAGCAATAGCAGTAATCTTGGCACCTGAAGCGATACCTGTTCCTGCAATCTTGTCACCAACTTCAGCACGTGTTGCGATAACAGCAGATGAAGCAACGCCGAATGTAAATCCAGCAGATGTTCCTGCAACTGTTACAGCAGTTGTTGTTAGAGCAGTCTGGTCTGCACCAATCTTCTCAGAGTTGATACGTGGTGACTCGATGAAGTATGCACCTTCGTATGAACCAATTTCACCAGCCCAAATGTTTTCATTTGTCTGGTAGTTGTGAGGGTCGCGCCAAGCAGCAGCACCAGTCTCAGCACGAAGGTCGTGTGAAACTTCTGGGTGGATACCTGCCCAGTACATTGCACCCTTGCGGTATGCAGCCTTGTTAGCACGCAACTTAGCAACTGCCTTACGGACATTTGCTGAAGTTAGTGTTGCAGCAGCAGAAATTGTTGCTGATGATGTAGCAGTTGAACCTGAGTAGATTACGTTGCTTCCGCCACCTAGTGTCGCCATTGCAACTGTGTCGATAGAATCGGCAAGGTTGAATGCGATAATGTTAGCAACTGCTGGGTCTACATCTGCAAGTGAGAAGAGTTCCAAAGCACGTGTTACCAATACAGAGTTACCGTACTCGTTAAGAGTAATTGTAACTGTGTTTGGTGTTGTCAATGAAACTGCATCTGGGTCAGATGTTTCTGTTAGAGCAGTTGTTGCCTGTGATAGGTCGTTGTACTTCTGTAGAACGACTGTTGAACCTGGTGTAGACTGGTTAGTTGGACGCTTATCTGCAACTGAACGAATTAGTGGTTCGGCGCGGAGAGCGAATTCGACAAGGCGGTCATACGCCTTTTGTACTAAACCAGCACCACCTGCTGTACCTCCGAGGGAAGCAGAGCCTGTTGATGTTGTGCCTGTGTATGATGTAGGCATTAGTTTGTCACCTCCAAGTGACTATGAACGGACATTATGATTGCGAGCGAAGGATTGACAAGATATCGTCTGCACTTTGTGCAGCACCTAACTTGTAATCTAAGTCTTCTGCTCTATCAGGGCTTACAGCATTACTAGTTAATGAGTCTTGCTGGCGCAATTCTGCGCGGTCAAACTCAGTAGTCTTTCGTGCTTCCTCTGCAGGTGTTAATCCGAACAAATCAGAGTTATCTTCAAGCCAATTATTAACTGACTCTTCGCTAAAATCTTCAATGTCTTTCATGATTAACCGTGCTGCTTTTAGATTAACGCCCTTTTTCTGAAGGACTTCTTTGACAGTTCGCTCACGCTGCTCTTTGGTATAATTCTCAAGTTGCTCAGTGAGTTCCTTAATACGCTTTTCATCAGAACGCTTAGCCTTCCGTAACTTTTTAAGTAAGTCACTTCCGTCTGGTTGCGTCTCGATTTCGGTATCGAGGTCATCGTCTTCTTCATCCCAGTAGTTGTTGCTCATAGCAACGCCACCCTTCTATTCGTTGTTAGTTCGCAAGCCTCAGTATCTAGTCGGGGAACTAGGCTGGCTCTTGCTCTCGGTCTATTACGCTGACGGGGCCGATAGGTCCGTTCAGGATTCTTTGTTAAATAATTCCTGCGACTGAGGAACTCATTCGTCCTACTCCAGAAGAACCAGCATAACGTGCTTCCTCAAGAGAGATTAAATTCTGTTTCTTTCTTTCTTCTGATGCTAGTCCTTGGATTCTAGCCTTCTCTGCTTCCGCTTGAGCATACTGCGGAAGACCCTGAGATATAGAACTTAAGAACTCCATTCGTGGAAGTTCTGCTGCAATTGCTTTGTAGTCTACATTAGCAGTTTCAGCATTAGCACCTGACTGCATTGCTGCCTCAGTTCCAATTGTTCCACCCATTACATTTGAATACGCACTTGACTGAACAGAAGTTGCTGCTTCAAATGCCTGCAGTCCCTGCTTAAGAGCAGCACCACCAATTTCAGCAGAGGTAATCTTCTTCTCAAGTGCAGGTAGTTGGTTTCTAGGGTCAAGCATTGCTGCTACTAAATCTCCAGTAGACAATGATGAGCCAAACTTTCTTAATGCTAGAAGAACATTTGAATCAGCACTAAGTATACGCTTGTATGCCATTGAGACACGAGCGCCGACTTCATCTGGCGCTAGTTCATTGCCAATCAAAGTTGCATATTGTTCTGTATTTGCAAACCGTTCTACATCATATGCCTTAAAAATCTTTGCATATGCTTGCTCATTGGCAAGGTAATCTTTTTCAGATAGCATCGCCTTGCCTGATGCAGCAAGTTTTGCATTTCCAGCAAAGCGCTGCAGGTATCCTGCATTGTATCGCTTATCATAACGCAGCAATGTTAGCATATCTTCAGATGAAATATCTGGGTATGCTGTGCGAATTGCTAGTAAAGTATCTGCCAACCCTGAGATATTATAAACACCCATAGCAGCAAGGAGTGCTGCATAGACTGGATTATCTTTTAAGTTAACGGATTTTGTATTTGTAGGTAGTCCTTGAATAGGTTTACCATCTGGACCAACAGTTACTATCTTGCCAGTTGCTGGGTCATAAGTAGACTTGATTCCAAGACTACTATAATTAGCATTAATACTTTCTGAAACTTCTTTTGCAGATTGACGTGTATCAATCTGGGCCTGAGTAAGTCCAGTACCAGGAACAATTGCTGTATAGTATGGGTCTTTATCTGCTTCCCAACTAGCCTGTGATGCTTCATAAGCCGCGCGTGCTCTAGGAGACATGGCTGCATTTTTTGCAGCGTTATCTTCTACTGTTGAAAAAGATGATGGAATATTTTTGTCATCATAAGGCATTCCGCTATCTAGTCTAGCCATTATGCATTAACTCCAAACGCTTGAGCCATAGCCCGTAGGTCATTATTAACCACAGTCTTATAGTATTCTGTCTTCTGAAAGTCTGGCTTCTTCCACTGCGCTTTTTCCCACTCAGTCACTGGGATTGCAGTAGTTCCTGATGCAACTTCATATAGGTCTGTAACATTAGGAGTTTTTCCATACAACTTCTCGTATGATGAAACATAAGGAGTAAGCAATGTCTTAACTGATGTACCCTTTAAGATGCTTTCTTTCCATGCTGGGAACTGTGTTGTAGCCTGGATTTGGATATTATCTAATGTAGTCTGCAATGCCTGCTGGCTACGGATACCCTTCAATGCTTCGCCATAGATAATTTTATCTGATGTAGGAATGCCATTGTCAGCATGAGCCTGACGCAATTGACGAACAACTGCACCAAGTGCACCTTGCTCCAATGCCATATCATCTTTAGTATCAGGTGTAAGTTTGGCTGCAGTGAATCGCTTCATTGCATCGTTCTGTACATACTTTAAGAATATATCTTCCTGCTGTTGCTGACTTAATGTAAAGCCTTTTGCTCCTGCTGCCTTTTGAGCCTTGTTAATCTCAGCAGCATACGCTGCAGCAGTCTTCTTATCAGGGGCAACATTGAACAAGTCAAGATACTTGCTTGTCATATTAGCAATAAGTGACTCAGGATTGGTGACTGGAATTGGCTTAGGGCCACCGCCAGTTACTTTGCCAAATGCCTGGTCTGCAAGAGAAGGGTTGCTAACAAAACGCATGATTGTCTGTGAGTAAGTCTCACCAACCTGGTCCGCCTGCTTCATCATTGTACCAAGAGCAGCATAGTCCTGTGGACGTAACGTTACAGCCTGACCCATTTTCTTGATGAAGTCGGTTGTAGGAGCCTGGCCCTTAGCATAAAGATTTGGAATTTGCCCCAATGCTGCAAGCAGATTAGCCTTCTGTGAATTGCTCATTGTAGCAGGAATTAAATATGGAGAATCAGTTGTGTAGATTGCTTTACTAAACACTGGAGCATTAGGAACAGGTTGTGCACCAGCAAACTGTGGTGGTTGGCTGACTGTCTTACCAGTTAATACAGAAGTCCCAATAGGGATACCACTGATACTTGTGCCACTCCCAGCAGCATTAGTTGGAGGTTTGTTGGCTGCTTCTCTTTCAAGTTTAGCCTGAGATGCAGCAGTCTTACTCTCTGCCTTCTTCTTGTTGGCAGCCTTCTGCTTTGCCTCGGCTTGTCCTGTTATTGCCATCGCTTACCCTTCCAATTCTTTCTTAAAGACTCCATAGAAAATCTTTTGGAAGTCTGGGTATTTAGTAATTAATCTTAGTGCTTCATTAGCAAGCCATGCACGCTGTGGTGCAGACTTTTTGTTAGCAAGTGTCTTCATTCCACTAGCAGCAATAGCATCATCGCGTAGGTCAAGGTATGCACGTGCTGCAATCAAGGCACTAGAGTCTGCTAACTTAGGGTCTTCAGATGCTAGTTTAATTTGAGCAAATGCACGCTCTCTCCATTGAGTATCATACTCTGGTTGAACTCTACCGCTAAGGTTGTAAGACTTAGTCAAGTTGCTAAGTGCATCTTGGTACTCTGTAGATGACCAACCCTCGCCAACCGAGCGTGTCATTAGACGTTCCTTTGATGCAGTATAAAGGATATTAACTGCCTTATCCATTACTTCCTTGGCTGACATTCTAGCGAATGCACCGCGTTCCTTCTGGTATTGGAAAAGAACCTTTGATAGTTCGCCATTAGGATATAGATATCCGTACACATCAGCATACTTTTGAACAACTGTAGGGTCATTCTTAATCATGTTGTATGTAGGAAGGTTAGTTGGTTCATATCCTGTAGTTGATTTAATGATAGCAAAGACTTGTTCAGGTCCATATGTATCTAGGAAGTCAACATAAGCCTTAGACTTATCACTGCCTGCTGCTGATTCAATAGCCTTAAAGTTAGTCCATAACGCTGTAGCAAGTACAGTGTCACCGTTCTTATTCTTTGCTAACGCCTCAGGACGTAAAGCGAATGGGATAGGTGTCAATGCACCAAACAAACCACGCCACATTGTAAAGTATCGTGCAAGATTTTGACCATCCTGTGTTAAACGAGACTGGTCATCTGGGTCTAGCAAGTCATACTCTCCACTAGATGCGAGGTAGTTCATGCTAGGTGCAAATGCTGCAGCAAATGATGTCTCAACACCAAATATTCCACCCAATGCACGTACCCAGTTAGATGATAGCAATGGTCCTTCTAGCAGACCAGCGTTCTTAATATCGGGTGTGCCATATGGGAATGCAATCTTAAACACATGCTCTTCAAGTTCAGTTGGTAGCAACTTAAGAGGGTTCTTATTCATTGCATCAAGGGCAGCAACTGTCCATAGTAATCCGAAACCTGCACCTGGCAGGAATGTTCCTGCACCAATTGCGAAGTTAAATGACTGTGGTTGTGCAGTTAATGCATATGGACCTGAGACTCGAGCCTCAGATGCACCAGGCATTATACCCTGTAGCGCATTCAATGCACTGCTTGCAAACGGTACAAAGAACTTACGTTCGCCAGTCATTGGGTCCCCAAAGAAGAACCCCTGATTTGGGTCGTAGTAATCACGTGCATCTGTCAACTCGTATAGCGCTGATGACTCAGGGGATGATAACCAATCACCAACCTTACCAACCTTGTAGAGTTGCGTAGGGTTATCTAGCGCAATCTTTCCCCAAGCCTTCATAGTATCTTCCCATGCTTGACCAAATGGTGCCACTAAACGTAGTTGATGCCATAGCAAGTTACGCTTTGAAGCATCATAGAACAGGTTCTCTACGTTCTTATTAGCATACTTAACAGCATATTGGTGTGCTTCATCTAGAGTTAAAGGACCACTACCGTCTGCTACATCAAGTGCACGCCATGCTTTGTGCTGCTTACCAATCTGTGCGCCAGTAATTGGGTTCCTTAATGGAGACAAACTCTTAGGTGCATTGCCTCTAAGTTCATTTAATGCCTTAGTATTAAGAGAACCAGACAAGTCATGGATTGCATCCCAGTATGACTGACGCCATTCTGGTCCCATAGTGGTAGTCTTCTCAAACTTAACAGCAATATCAAAGAATCCTTGTGATATTTGCTGTACAATTTTGTTGTTTGTCATGCCTGCAACTACAGCAGTCTTGGGTACTGTCATTAATATGTTGTCCCAATTGCCAGTATCAGCGAATGTTTGTTCTAATGTACGAGTAAAGTCCTTATGCAGGTCAATCTTTACACGCTTGCCCTTTAGGCCCTTCTTCTGGGCCTCTAGTGTTGCTTGCGCAATATCCTTGCCAGTTGGTATCTTAACAAGGGTTTGCCCTACCATTACCTGGCCTTTAGCCAGAAGTTCCTTGATTAACTGTGAACCTGCACCACGACCTGATAGTTCTTCTACACGAGCAAGGACAGACACCTGTTCACCCTTATCATTGACTCCCTTAAATAGGAAATTCAATAAACCATCTTCAGTATTAACCCAGTTCTTGAACTGTTCAGACTTAGATGCTGAGAAACGGTCAAGAGTTTTACGGCCATCACCCTTTAGGAAGTAGTTAACTGTGTCAAGTTCCTTGCCAGGCTTAGTTCCAATTACTTTGCGTACAAACTCTGAGTTGTGTAGGATGCGAACCTGGCTTGAGAAGCCTGCCCACCAGTTAGGATGTCCAAAGACTTCCTTTGTATAGCCAAGAGACTTAACTAACTTACCCATCTCACCATCGCCACCCATACCTGACATAGCATCAGACATAAAAGCAACGTAGTCGTTACCTAATTCAGCAGCAATCTCTTCTGCTGCAAATTCTTCTGCGGATGAACCCATCTTAAAGGACTTTCCGTACACATTGTCCTTGACGCTGTCAAGTTGATACAGCAATTCTTTCCATTTTGAACCACCTGGGCGACCAAGCCACATAGCAGCAGCGGAAAGTGGGTGATTTAGGAAGGAGATATGTCCTGTTCCAAATACGCGAATCTGTTCTTCGATAATATTGCGACTAATATAAGCAGGACGTACGAGAACTGACTTCTTCCAGAGGCTATTAATGTCAGACAATGCGTTCTCTGCTAGAACTACGCCTCTTCCTAACTTTAATCCAGCAAACTTTTTAGATGTTGTGATAAAGTCCTGCATTGCCTTAGGGTCTGGAATGAACACAAATGTGTTAAGTAGTTCTGAGTCCAGATGAGCACTATGAAGATTAATCTTTTCTCCACCAATGACTGCAAATGTAATATCTGCACCCTTAGCGTGCTGCTCTGCCCAGTATGCCGACATGTTAAGACGCTCAGTTTCAAATACTCGAGTGGCTTGCTTCCACAAATCAAGTTGCTCACCTGTAAATTCAGGTGCATACTTATCAAAAATTACATTGAATAGTTTAGATGTTGCAGTAATACCAGCCTTTGACTTATCTGCTGCAGTAGCAACCTCAGTCAGAATATTATCTAGCACTGCCTTGTCAAGTTTCATGTAGCGACCAACATTGTTTACAGCAGCAAGTAGTTCATCCTTGTTGTCAAGGTGAATAAGTGTACCGCCAGCCTGTGGCAATAGGGCACCATACTTGCGTCCAAACATGTGGACTTCATTTGAAATCTTTAAAATCTTGTCATGAAGTGGCATGCGAGTAAACGCCTGAGCGGATGCACCACGAATAGAATTCATTGCACGGACTCGGTCACCCTTGGGTAGTACAGTTTCAAATGCATCAGCAAGTGCACGACCAGCGGCACTGTTTGTTGCACTTTGTGTAACACCCTTAAGAGCGCGACCAGTACGTGTACCATTCTCTAGCGCACGTTGTAGAGGCTCACCATCTGCGATGAATGGTGCAATTGTGCGAAGAACTTCCTCACGTGTATTTGCCTTAGACAGTGCAACTGCTTCGTCAGCAGTAAAGCGTCCCTTAGCCATCTTCTGAATCTTAAGCCAGTCATCTTCGTTAGCAATTGCGTCGATGATATGTGAGCCTTTTTCACCAGATAGGAATGTTGAGATTCCATCATAGTCAATTTTAATATTCTTAAACTCATCTTCAATGCGTGCTAGATTCTGAAAGTTCTTTAGGTATGCTTCTGAATACTTTTCAGTTTGAATTGCAGTCTTTGCACCCTTAAGTGCAGTCAATGATGCATTAGTCTTGACCTTCATAGCCTTAAGTTGTGATTCAAGGATTGAATATTGTTTCGCAGCCTTGGCTGCTTTAATTCCACTAGATGCTTCCATTACTTTTTTGGCATCAGCGGTAGCCTTAGCAAGTTTGCCGTACGCTAGGAATGGGTCAGCAGCAACCGATAGTCCTATTTCACCGAGTGCAGTGATAACACGTGCTGCTGCAGACTCTGGATGTCCACCTGTTATTACATATGCTGCAGGGTCAAACAAAGAATATGGGCGGTAGTATGTTTCTCCGCCTTGCTTAAATGAAACCTTTGCAAGTTTTATCTGCTCTTTGCGAGAAGCAGCGGCTGCGCCTGTCTCTTCATTAGGAAAAAATCCTACACCAAGGTCAACTTTTCCATCTTGTACGAGTTGCTTTGCAATTTGAAATGTTGTAAGTTGTCCTGGTATGCTCTTAAGAATTTCACCAGGTTTTGTTTCTCCTGTTGCTCCACCCCACTTGAATGCATCTTGCCAAGAACCTTGAGTCTTAACTTGATTAAACTCATCAATTGCAGAACGTAATGGTGCTGTAAGTGTCTCAACAACTGTATTTCCAACAACTGCTGCTATTCTGCTTGCACCTTTAAGACCTGACCACAGTACACCCAAAGGTGTATTATTAAACTTTTCAGTTGAAATCTTATTGCTAGCAATTACAGCCTCGGTTTTGCGCTTATCCTGTGTCATCTTGTCAATTTGTGCAAGAGTAGTAATGATAGGATTTGAAGCAAGGGCACCTTGCCGTGCAAGTCCAGTGATTAAACCAGCAGAGGCTTCAGGATTCTGAGCAAACATTCTACGCGCATTATAACCATCGATACCAGTAATAAGAGACATGCTCTTTTGTAGGTCAGTATAGTCAGCCTGGTCTTGTGTAGTGATGCGCTCTTCTACTCCTACCATTACTGGCAAGCCATTAGCGTCTAATTTTATTTTAGGAAGATTCGCCATATTTATAGACGCCCCTGATTAGAAAGACCTTCCAAAACAAATCGCAAATCTTGATTAGTTGGGTCAAGCATATAAAGCGCTTGAACAATCTGAATAGGAGTTTCAACCTGAGGTGTAGCCATTGCTGGTAAATTTAAAACAGAAGAGTCTGGTCCAGGTCCAGAATCAGCACCGTATGTTAATACTTGGTCGGGTCGTTCAGTTGGCTGGTCAAGTCCAATTACTGGTGGAAGTTGTGGCGCTGCTGATGCAGATTGTGATGCTACTGCTGCGCTAGGATTTCCTGCTAATGCTGCAGAACCTTGGTTAGCCATATTCTGGCCACCCTCACCATAGCCAAGACCTGGCATATACATTGGTGCCTGTGTTCCGCTTTGACCATTGCCACCTGTAGCAGAAATATTTGCTGGATTGTTTTGAGGTGCATCAGGACGATTACCGCCGCTGTTACCTGGTGTTCCTGCCATGATTCCTCCTACTTAATATATTGTTCAAGAATGTGAAATGGAGCCGAAGTTCCATTGTTATTAATTGCTGCAATTTTTATTGCTTCTAGTGCAGATGCTCCTGCATGTAATGCACCCAGTGCATAATCACCACCAGAACCAATTGCATAAAGACCTGTGTTGTTCATTGCTACTGCAAAATCGCTATCGATTTCAAATAAACTACCATTGATTCCAATAATAAGACTAAGTTCAAACTTATTGTCTTCACTATCATTTGTCTTGGTAAATTCAATTCCAGATTCAGTTAGCGTCTGTTTTAATGATGGAGCAACTTTATTAATTACAAACTCATAAAGATTTAATTTTGCTTTTACTGTTACTACTGGTGGAATCCACCCATGCAGTACCACTTGTAAAGCACGATAGTCACCAGCACCACCAATAATGTAACTTCCACGTTCAACTGCCTTTACCATGTCAGGGTGGTTGTAAATTTTTCCATCTGCTACTACAAGAGAATCACTTACTATGACACAACCTTCTGTGCTTTGTACACCTATGATTGTTGTCATTGTCCCCACCTAGTTTATCGTCGAGTAATAGTTCTTACGCTTGCGTTTGCCGAGCCTTGTCCGCTAAGAGATGATAATAAACTTTGTAGACTTGCTGGCGGTTGTTCTTGCATTGGTGCTGCTTGCCCACCCATTTCGGTAGGTGTAGCGCCTCCTGCTGGAACGCCTTCGGGAGCAGGGGACGGTTGCTCAACCGCTTGTGGTGTGCCAGCAGGAGGAACTGTCTGCTGCTGTGGAGCAAAGGTCGCTTCAATTGCGTCCTCAAGTGCCTGTCCCTTTTGGCGTGCTTTAATCACAGCAGCAATCTTACGTACTACTTCAGAAGCGTCCTGGCCTTGAGTTGCCATCTGTGGAATCGCTTGAGTGTAGGCGGTAAGTGAACCGAGTAATGCTGCACGCATATCCTCGATTTCAATCTTTTCTAATTCTTGTGTAACGTTGACAGTAAATGGAAGTTCTCTCATAGCCATATCACGGCTGATTAGTTTACCACCAAGAGCCTGTAGCATAAAGATAAGACCCTGTGCTGGGTTAAGACCAGCAAGCATTCCATAGCGAACATCTGCTGAGTAATCAGCCTTGATGTCCTTTGATGGCTTGTATGTAATCTCATATGGAGAACCAGAATCTACGCCACGAATAGTTTTTTCTTCTGGGAAAATTGTTTCATCAACTTCAAAACAAATCTGAATTACATCACGAAGTGTTGACGCAAAGATTGCTTGAGCAGATTTAACCTGAGTATCAAAGGCTCCCATAAGAGCCTGAACGCCTTGACCAGTAACAATAGAGGCGTCAATGTTACCTGTTCGTCCCTCAGGATAACGAGTACCAACGCGAAGTTCTTGGCTAAGTAGTTGCTGTTCAGTAAATGCACCTTGTGGAAGTGTAAGTTCTACGCGGCGTACACCTGCTGGGTTAGCAGTGCGAATGACTGCATCTCCACCAAGTTGTAATTCCTGTACATCCTGTGGAAGTACGATTGGAGCCTGTACAGATTTCTCTGCAGCCTCCATAGCAAGTAATGCAAAGCGATTGCGTAGTAATTGGATACCAAGAACATCATCAAATTGTCCACGAAGTTCTCCATCAATGGATGGCTTACGTGCTACTACTACCATCATCTTACCAAGAGGATTCTTAGCCTTTGATAAAACTAGGTTGTCTTTGCTAGGAATATAAATGATTGATTGGTCTTTGTCATAATAACGAATCATCTCAATCTGAGCATTAAGGTCCTGCTTGTAGCCAAAGCCACCAAGGAGTTCCCTATCGTATTCAGGAAATTGCGTGACGAGTTCGCCCAATGTCATTATGTATCGCTTTGCAAATGCCACACAACGTCCGTAGCGGTCAAATTCTGGGTAAGCCCCAATAGGATTTTCTACGCGGATACGTGGCAGGTTTGCTTCTTCGTCCAATTCAATAATGAAAGGAACGAAACCGTATGTGATGTACCAATCTGCACCTGAGTACATCTGTACTGACAGGTCAGAGTGCTGAAAATAGTTAGATGCAATGCGTGTGCGCTTGTCAGCAAAGGCACGAGCCTTATCGGTGACAGAGTTAGCAGCAGAACAGTTAACTGCTGGCAGTGGAGCCATGACTTCTGATAAGTCACGGGCTACAATATCAATGAAGTTAGCAACTACGTTAGCGTCGACACCATCTGGGAAGAAATCAGGATAGACTTCAGCAATTTTTCCTCGGCGTACGGCAAGAACATCAAGGTTGCGAGCATCACGCTCACCGTTGCGGTAGCGTAAAGAGTCAACTCTTGCTGCTACCTGTTCCATTGATAATACCATTGTAGTCCTTACTTGTTTAATTCATTAGGGAATCCGCCACCCATACCAATTGGGCCAGCGAGTCCGCCACTTTTAAGTGGGCTTACTCTTGTTTTAATACGTTTGATATCTTTTAAGCGTGATTCTTGTTGAACTTTAGCCATACGTTTGGCATCAGACTTAGGCCATGACTTTGCTGCACGCAGTTCATCAATGATGCGTTGCGATTCTGGAGAGATTGCCATTACTTAGTAGACCAGTTCATACCGCCGCCCATTGGCTTGTATATACCGCCTACGTTTGAGCCGCCTTTACCAGCAATACCGCCAAGATTTCTTGTTTTGATTGGAACAGTTTTTGCTGGAGTCAATTTTCCAGTCATGCCAACCTTGCTTTCAGTGCGCGCTCTGCCACGTGCACCACTAACATTTTGAGAAGGATACTTTTTCTTCATTGCTTCATCGCTCATAAATTCCATTCCCTCACGAGAACGACGAGCGACACCACGCAATGGACCACGGCCCTTACCAGTATCTTGTGCTTTGCCCAACGCTGCTTCACCTGCTCGTGTTTGCTTGCTATTAATAACGCGAGACGGTACGGTTACTTTTTTGCCAGAAGGCTTTTTGTATGTGTTTTCCTTACGTGCTTCGTCTGCTGACTTTGCCATTGTAATCCTATCCGTATTGCTCTGCCCATTGTGAGGCAAAGGCTTCATCTAATTGTATTGAACCACGTGATGCTTTCTGCTGACGCGTAGCCCATCTGTTTGTCTGGTACTGACCAACCCGTGATGATTGTTGCATCAGTTCACGCACACGGATAACGGCAAACCATAAAGCCATTACACAGTCTGTTGGGTTCTTTGTATCTGGTTTCCAGGTAATGAGTTGCTGTACAAGGGACTTTAATCCCTCAGAGCCTTCGTTGCTTGGAATCTCTATTAAGTTGTTATCTTGGAAGCGACTATCACGGGTACTTCCAAAGAGGCTAGCCATAGAGGCTACACCGAAAGATACGTCCCACTTATTTTTGCCAGTGAAGTGTGAGTTTAACTGGCAACCGTACGAAGCCAAATAGTTGCGCAGGTCACCATCCATAGCATAGTACTTCTGGTGTGCGTTGATTTCGACTCTGAACTCTTGAGGTTTATACTTCTCAACCCACTCATGAATGAGCGCTGTCTCTTTTTGAGGAGTAGGGTCAACCATGTTGACACAATCTAAAACATAAATCTTACCGTCGCCGCGGTTGTAAGTGACGGCGACGAAAGCAGAACGACCAGATACGGCAGGGTCAAATCCAATTACCGTGTAGGTTCCGTCGATGTGCTGTGGGTGCCCTGGAGTATTGTGTTTAAGCGGTCCGCGCTTTCGCATACCGTTAACACATCCTGCAACGATTGTTGGCGAGAATATAGAGTCTTCTTGGACGTCTTCTTGTTGGTAGACCATAGCCCAGACAGATGGCGCAACTTCAGAGCGGCGCGTAAACAAAGAGGGTCCATCCCATTTCGGATAAAGTCCATCGGCATCAGGCTCGTCAATCTCGTTTTCTTGTTGTGTTGTTTTAGGCCATAGAGTTTTCCAGTTCTCAGGCTTTTCATCAAATTCTAGTACGGCAGGTTGTGAGAAGTAAGTAAAGGGCGACTTGTTACCAGTCCACTGGTCAGGGTCACGAATCATCTTGTACAGGTCAATTGGCTGTACACGGGTGCCTACGATAACTAACTTACCGTGACGGCCTAGACGAGTGATAACTTCCTTCTGAAGCCACTCAATCTGCTTCTCCCACTCGTGGGCGTTGGAACCCATCACGACGTCATCTAGGATAATCAAATCCGCACGTGCACCGTAAATCTGAGAACCAAATCCCAGTGCCTGTACGGTAGGGTCCTTTTCGCCAGAGTCACGTCCTGTGCCTAGATAAATCATATCGGCTGACCATTGGGTTGCATCAGCCTTATAACCACCGCTTGGGCCGAAGGCCACCTGTAACTTGGTATAGGCTGGATGACTTAATCTTGTCTTAATGGCGCCAAGGAACTTGCGTGCCATACCTTGAGTCTTTGAAACTACAATGACTCTAGCGTTAGGGTTGGTCACAATCTTGTAAACGACATAGTTAGTCGTGATGACCGTAGACTTGGCGTGCTCAGGTGGTACGTTAATCAGTAGACGATTAGCAGCACCTGGCTCGTAGGTCATAGAGGGGTGAACCCAACGGGGCTCGCGTCCCTCAATCAAATCTACCCAGTCAAGGTGATGCTTAAAAAGTTTAGTATCTAGGAACTGTTCAGAGAAGTCAGGGAATGAAATCTCCTTGATGTCCTTTAGGTCAGCCCTGATGCCCTTGCCCTCTAGACGGGCCTTCTCGGCACGCTCTTTGAACTCAGGGTCATTCATTGTCCATTGGCGGTAAGTGACCTCATTGCGTCCTACAGAGGTCATAGCGGCTACAATAGTCGAACCCTCGGCCAGGGTCAGGAGAACCCGTTCTTGGGCTTCCTTCTTGGAGATATCTATCTTTCCAGGCTTGCGTCCCATCAGTTATATCCCCTTATAAACCCACATTAAACACCCGTCAGTAAACGGGTATAACTATCCCAATATATATATTATATTATTATATATAAGAGTCGCGGAGTCTTAAACGGAGCGACTCCGTTATGTATTATATACATAATAGATAACCTGTTCAAAGTACTAAAACCGAACAACTTATCTTAATATATTTTTATTAGGGGTAACTGATATATATAAAAGCCCTGGTCACAGGGCATATGGGGCCCATATAACAGAAAATTTATACGGGAGACATAATATGTACAGGGGCCCCAGTTAAAAGACTCTAGGGTCAAATAGACTTATCGACTTATCGATTTGTCGACAAATTGCTTTGTCTCCATGTGTATTTGTCGGTATTTGATGGGTAGACAGATAGCCTTTAATTGTCTAACTATAAAGTAAACGTTTATTCTTGGACAGACTATCCCCCAACTGTCTACCATTAAGGGGGGCACAGTTAATTCTCAGGAAGTTCACAGGAAGTTCTAAGGTTATCCATGCCTGTATGTCTCAGATAATTCTCAGGAAACTCTCAGACTAGGTGTGATGTACTTCACACGTTTTCGACTTGACACGCCTAGTCTTGTGGGGTATTGTTGTCCTTGTCATCAGATAGGGGGCGAACCCCCCAACAGATAACAAGCAGGACACGCCGTCAGTCGTGGGTAACTTGACAAGCAAGTCGAAAGGTAGTAAAGTACCTTTCACAAGTCGAACCCCTAGCAATAGGGAGCGTCCCGACTTGACAAGTCAATAAGTGCAAGGGTGTCGCGAGTCTCGACTCGCTTACTGGTAGAAGTGTCTCGGACATGGTAAGCACGACACGCCCGACACCCTGCACAACTTGACAAGCAAGTGAAAGTGTAGTAAAGTATGACTCACAACTTAACGAAAGGACAGATAGACATGACTTACAACCCCTATGGGGGTTTAGGTAGTATCGTAGTTACGCCACGCAAGGTTCAAGCAACCGATAGACGCTTGGGCACTATGGGGGCACGACTAACCGACACTAAGCATGGCAAGGCTGTACGCCGTACACGCCCACGCCACGCTGTAACGACCAACCGACCAAAGGTTGAGCGTGTGCTACCAACCCTAAGCGAACACGAACAGGAACGCCTAGCGCGTATCCTTGCACTAGCCGAACGCGAACGCGAGTTCCGCGCCACGCTCCCAAGCGTCCACATAGACGCGAACGACTAGAATTACGCCACGCCTAGCGATAGGCTACATAGGTTCACGACCTAGCGTGGCACTAGACTTGACAAGGTGTTGAGTCTATGGTAGGCTACGCCTATCAAACTAGAGAGAGGTAATCGCATGGCACTCGTTCGTGACGTGGTCAAGGTGACCATTAAGGAATTAGGGTTCAGCAAGGTTGAGCCTGTGTCCAAGCAAGATTGGCAGATTGTGAATAACTATCTGCTTGAGAGGTGTAAATAATGACACTCTCAACTAGCGACATGTTCGCACTTATGATAGCGTTGCTATCGGTGAACATGGTACTATTGGTAGCGTTCCGTAGAGTGTACGTATTAGAGCGTAGACTCCGTAGATACGAAGGCTACTATGACGCACGATAACCTACTATTGAACCTTACACAACGTGAGGTTGAGGTAATCCGCATGGCACTACGCCTACAAGAGGACAACCATAAGCGCAACGATTTCCCTAGCCTAGTGCTAGAGGTACAAGACTTGCGCTCCAAGATTGCAGACATGATTATTGACAACGCTAGAGAATTGACAAGGGCATAACACTATGCTATACTACAACTACAAGATGACGAGAGGGGGTGAGATACATGGAGAATGATGACAACACTAGAGAGTGTACGACTTGCTCTAGTACGATAGATGACGGTGACGAGATAGTCATGAACGAGCACGCTTACTGCACAGATTGTGTGTTTGTATGTGAGGATTGTAGTGACGTCAGAGATAGCGAACAGCGCATAAGCGTTGGCGTTATGAGTTACTGTGAGGATTGTGCTAGTTACTGTCAGCGTTGCGAGGACGGCATGGACAATGACTCTAGTCGCACAGTAGACAGAGACGAGTCATGGTGTGAGTATTGCTGGGAGAATTACAGTTACTATTGCGACTCATGTTCTGAGTCGTACTCAGGTGATTGTACTTATGTACAGGATACGCCATACTGTGAGCGTTGCTATGAGTCAGAGTGTTACTGGTGTGAGGATTGTGACGAGAGTTACACCAACGATAACTCTTGCGATTGTCGTAACAACGATAACGATAGGTGCTGTCGTGGGTATCGTAGTAATGGTACTATTCACGACTACTCATGCAAGCCTGACCCTATGTTTAAGGGTAAGAGCAAGCACAACATGTATCTAGGCTTCGAGTTAGAGAC